ATTATAATACTCTGCACCGCAACCGAATCTGTATATGTGCTTCAGCTTTCCGTTTTCCCGGATATCAATGTTAATGTCAATAATCATCGGATTCCCTGCAGCTAACTCTCTAATCGTCATCCTCCGCACTCCTTCCTCTGCTCTCCTACTTCTCTTCCTTTCTTGCATTTTTGCTTTTAAAAACCTATAATGTAGTAAACAATTATTTTACCAACATCTATATTACTTACAATGTTTTTATCCTGTTGCTCTGTCATGTGGTCGTACAACCTAAACGATGACCTTAGTTTTAGATTCATTTTTTCAGGAGGTACACTTATGACAATATTTTCAGAATTACAAAAAGTTTCGGCGGGTGCAGGTGGTTGTGGGTTTGCACAGAACCACTGATTCAGGAGCAAAGGTGTAAGTAGTATTTTGGACACCGAGGGGTTCAAATCCCCTCAAACCCGTTAATTTCTTCATAGTCCACAATCCCTCTCAATATCCCGTTTCGGGCAGCTCATCGGACTGGACTTGCAGCCACTATTGATCCTGACCCATATCTTGGTGCAGATATAAATGCTCGGCTTTTTGTACTGGTCCGTGACCAGATGTCGGTACTCGCACTCTGCACACTTCGGTATATCAATCCTGTTATTCCTGCATCCCTGTGTAACCTTGCTGGACAATTTACGGCTGCGTACAAAATATGCGACCGTTGTAGGCTCAACATAGATCTGCTCCTCTTCTGCCATGTGGTCAGAAATGTCGGCGAAGGTACAGCCTGCATCCAGCAGCTCTTCTACCCTGTCACGGTAGCTATCAAGCATACATCCTCGCTTTCGTCCACTCATCTAACCACTTCCCTTCTAAGTAATCTTTTCTTCTAAGAATTTTGCTGCATCCTTAAAACCATGAGTTCTCAATTCTTTAATTACACGATCTATGTTTGCCATATGATACTGTGAATTGTTCTCATCATGTGAATCTGCACAAGCATTTATCACTGCTGTATTCAAATCCATTCCTAACCGCTCATTAAGATACACTGCGTAATCTGTAAGTGTTACATAATGTTCCCCGATATAATCAAGATCAGTTGCATCTTTAACGGCTTTATCAAAATGTGATTTAAACTCTTTCATGCGTTTCTTTCCAAATCCGTATTCTTCATGAAGCACCAGTGCTGTGACCGTAAGCACGGTATTGTATAAATTCTCCGACAATGTATCCCAGAACTCTCGTATTTGTGATGCTGTAAACTTCATCGGTGCTTTTAAAACATTCCGAATTCGAATATCTTCTTTTAACCCTTCTACTCCCTTTTTTGATACGATATTGCTTGCATAAATCATTCCTTGCATACGCAATTCATAATCTTTATCCATTTTTGCCAATGTTCTTTCTTGTCCTCCTATCTACGTCGCTTATATGTGCCAGAATCAGTTGCTTTGCATATTCTGCAAATGACACATTTTTGTATTTCTCATAAAACTGATCTGCTGCATGTATTAATTTTTCAAACCATTCCTCACTATTATCAGCTTCATAGTATTTCTGCCGGAACTCATAGTAATCTTTGAAAAACTGCCACTCCTCTGAACCTTTTTCCAATTTTTTATATGCCATAATCTGTCCGCCTATCAATCAAATGGAGTGCCGCAAGATTCCCGGAAAACATCCTTTTGCCGCATCCGTGCTTGAATCTGCTCAATAGTTTCAGCTCGCTCGATAAATTCCATACGATCACCTTCAAACTGAACAACTTCTCTAAACGGTGTACCTTGTCGGTTCTTTTCAACTTTCAAGCCTTTAAATTTTCTGTCTTCATCCAAATTCCACATTAGGATAATATTAGAAGCATCCTGCTCAATATCTCCGGATTCTCTCAGCTCGGACATTGTAGGCTCTTTCGTTGCATTCATTTCTGATATTCGGTTAAGCTGTGACAATAGGATGATCGGAACGTGAAGTTCTCTCGCAAGTGCTTTGAATTGCTTCGAAACTTCCCCGACTTCGGATGCACGATTATTGAATTTTCGCTTACATCGTACCAATTGCAAATAGTCAACCACGATCACGTCATATCTTTGATGCCTACATTGCACTCTTATTTCCTCAACAGCATTTGTCTGATCATCAATTGTGATCGGGTAATTTTCAAGTTCATCATTCGCCTTATCAAATGCTTCTTTCTCTCCACCAAGAAAAGACTTTGCCCTGCGGATTCGAGTCAGACCGATCTTTGACATTCTTGAAACAAACCTTTCATAAATCTGACTATTGTTCATCTCCATGTTGTAGTAGCAAGTGTTATAGCCTTTTCTTGCCATATTCTCAATTATCTGTGCCACAATAGCTGACTTACCAACTCCCGGTCTCGCGGCAACAATTGTAATGTCTCCGCCTTCAAGACCGCCAAGGCAATCGTCAAGATGGTAAAATCCTGTCTTTACCCTGTCCTCTCCAACATCATCATTGAAGTATTTATCTTTGTTTTCTGATACAATTTGCTTCATCAGCTTGGATTTCTTCAACTGATTAACTTGGATTTCCTCAAGTCTTGTGAGAACTTCTGCGATTGAATTATCAATGTCACACGGTCTTAAGCTCACTCTTTGAAAAAGATTTTTTGTTTCCCTCGCCCGCCAGTCCTTAACTACTGCATCCGCATAGCTTTTCATGGCTGTCGATACTGGAGTTGCAGTCACACATTCCTTAATCTCCCCGGCGATTATTTCCGGCTCCCATTTGTGGTTTTCAAGTGCCTGCGACAGCGAAACGACATTAATGTTTTCGCCCCGATCATACATGGCAAGCATTTCAGCAAATGCGTCTTGGCAAAATTCCGTATTGAACATTTCCGGCTTCAATTTGTTGTAGACCTTGTACATGGAATCGTTGTCAATCAATACACAACCGATCACTCCCTGTTCTGCTTCGGTCAACTGCTACCACCTCTCTCTCGTTTCTCAACTTGGCGAATCCAATAGTCGCAATCTTCTTTCAGCCAATCTCCGTATTTGGGTATGTAGCGATATTCTGTATCGTTCGGATTGTGTTCCGTGTAATCAGCCACATATACCCTTGTGGCTTCGTATATGAGCTTTCCAACGGCTTTTCTGTTTGGTTCGATAACTTCTAAGAGTTTGTCCATCCAAATGATCTTAGCGGATGTTAAAGACGTTTTCTTTGGATATTCCTTGATTGTAAATTCCCATGCCTCTTCCACGTTAAAATCAAAATCACTCACAAGTTCACTTGCTTTTGTATTTTCTTTCTCTTTATCTAACTCTTTATCTTTCTCTGTCGTCACATTTTTGTCACAAAGTGACTTTTCGCTCTTTTTTGCTCTCATTTTCCGCATTCTCGCAGCACTTCCGCTCTCTGATCCCACCATCGTTTCAAGCTGGGACATATACAATGCTCCATCATCCATGACCTCGACCAGTCCAATTTTTTTCAGCAATTCCATAGCAACAATGACGGTATCAATATCTGTCCGTGTCATTTCTGCCAGTTTCTTTGCATCATACGGAATCAATAACTTTCCAACATTTCGAATCAAGACACCGTCCGTCCGGATGGATTTCAGACAAAGTTTCAAGTAAAACAGGCAGTATTCTTTTCCGTTTTCTTGATCCTCCAACCATTCGACCGCATCCTCTTCAAAAAAATCTTCTTTGAGCTTAAGCCAGTAATAACGCTTATTTTCTGCCATCTACCCGCACTCCTTACCTTGGAGTAATTCCAATACTTTTGCTCCAGCATCTTCCGGCCGACAGAATACAAACTCCACATCGTATTTAAGCTGCATAGTCAGCATTGCTTTCGCCAACGTCTCGCCGGATGTCGGCTTTGCCTTTGGGAGTGGCACATTCAGCCACTTGCCAGTGTTATGCATATAAGCAATCTTGTTGTACCGGTGCAGACGCGGATTGTGCCATTTAAACACATCCTCAATAGTTTTTACGCCGTCTGTGTTCTCCACAAGCACGAATAACTTAATGCCGTTATTCTGTGCTAAAATACACTCATCTCGGAACCTTGGATGCGCTTTACCGCAAATGTTTCCTGCGATCTCCTGCATATCCTTTTTTGTATCCACGGACACATCGTAGCTACCGAGGAAATCCATTTTCTTTACTTTCATCTTTCGTGCTGATTTCCTCCGAATCACATCCATTACCTTATCTGTGGCAATTACATAGTCACCGACCGGGAGTGGCGCACGCAAAACCTCTATATCGTGGCAGTCAAAGTATCTATTCTTAAGAATATGTAACCCCTCTTTCTGCCCTTTGTCTTCAATCAACATCATTTATTCATTCACCTCTTCTCAAATGCCTTTCTGACATTACAGAATGGCTAAATTGGGATTTTTACTGTTCAGGTCGAATATTTTACCGACCATATAATTTTTATTGACAGGCGGTCACACGCGGCAACCACCCAATCATGTTTAATTAAATGGCAATTCCTCGTCAATTCCATCCGGAAGATTCATGAAGCCATCTCCTATTGCACTGCTGGGCGACGGTCCTTCTGCAGGCTGGCTATTCTGCGCAGCCGCCTTACTTTCTGCAAACTCACAATTTTCAATAAGGCACTCATTTGTATACACCTTATTTCCATCCTTGTTTGTATAGCTGCCGGTCTGCCAGCTACCTTCAACGACCAGCTTTGTGCCTTTGCGGCAATACTTTTCAATGAACTCCGCTCTTTTGCCAAATGCAAGGCAGTTAATAAAATCTGCCGTAGGTTGTCCTTCCTGTTTGAATTTGCGGTCTACAGCAAGTGAAAATCTTGCAACCGCTGTTGATTTTTCTCCTTGTGAATATCTAATGTCTGGGTCTTTTGTCAATCGTCCCATGAGAATAACTTTGTTCATAATTTTCCTTTCCGCACCCTGCTTGCAAACAGGATGCTCACAAGCCAGAAATTCCTTATGAGATCACAGTGAACTGCGGATATTCGCTTAATTCAAGCGCCAAATAGTTCTTGATTCTGCTCATTGCTTCATTTTTCCATGCTCCACCATCTGCTTCAAAGATTGCACACTGCACGCCGCAGGAGGATTTCATTCTGAAAATAAAATCACTTGCCGGCTGCTGCACTTCTAAGAATGTTCTGTATGGAATCAGATTAACCGGGTTAGGAACCACAGCATCTGCTTTACTTGCCACTCCAGTTTTAATAGTTGCTTTCTGTGTAACACCGTCATCTCCATACTCCGCAACCGTTCCATCTTCTACCGTTCCTGCAAATTTTAAAACAAGATCTCTGTCCTCATTTGGAACAAATTTCGACTGCAAAGCAATCACAAAATTTTCGTGGTCGATAAAACTTCCAAACCGGAAATCCGGCAACTCTGCATTGACCTCAACCAAATATTCCCGCTTTCTGTCCGCATCAAGGGATGAATATAAGTGGACTTCCGTCGGGGAAATCACATGGACGATCATCCTTTCTGACATGCTGTCGATATTTGCCTTGATATACTCTACAAGGCTCGTCAATGTTTTCATTCCAATGGTTTTCGCATACGGAACGTAACTGATACGGTTAAGTGGCTTGTCCGAATATGTATTGCCATCAATTTCAGTAATAACCGGTGTTTTTAAACCAACGATATACTCCAATGCTTCTTTAATCATAATTTTTACCTCTTCTTTCTATGCCTGTTTTACCTGTCTAAAATCTACAACACCATCGTTTTCCTCGGATTCTTCGATTATTTCTCCTGTGTCCACATCTACGGTCTTTCCATCGATATGCTGCTCTTTCTGGTATTCATCAAGGGAAATCTGACCTTTGATACCTGGTCCATATTCCTCGGCAAGAACTTCTCCGGTTGTAAGATTTGTTCCAAGAGCAAACTTTGTCTCCACAGGCTTTGGCTGTGCAAGTTTCTTTTCTACGGAAATTTCACAAGTTGCATCGTCTCTGTCTTCGTTCTGGGTGAACTTTAATTTAATAACTACCTCTCGCTTATTTTTCCACGGTGTATTAGGATCCTGCATATTCTCAAAAACATCCTGCAATGCTTTCTGTGATTTTTCCTGCAATGCACCGCCTGCTAATTCTGCTAAATCAATTGGATTCATAAAAAATTCCTTTCTGTGCATGGTTAATAGTTGCTATATATAAAATTGACCGGTCAAAATTATTGCTTGTCAGAACGGGCAAAGGTTCATATCAACCTCTAATCCTTTTTCTGCAATATAAACATTTGCTCCATATTTAACTGTTTCTTCTGTCTTTTGTTTGAATAGTGCGGGATCTCCGCTTTTATCTGATAAGTGAATTAGAACGACATTTCTCAATGCCGGGTTATCGTTAGTAGAAATAAATTTAAGTGCCGTATCAAGGCTCATATGACCTCGCAGGCGATGTTCATAGTTCGGCTCGTTTCGGTCTACAAGTTCCATATCGTAATTGGCTTCAACCATGATATGCTCAATGTTTAGCTTTGAAAAATTGTACTTGCAGTATTCCAAGTCAGTCATGAACAACAACTGCCCCATTTCCTCATGCTTGATTAAATAGCCGTAGCACTCGATTTCCGTATCATGCGGTACATTGAATGGTGTTACAGTAAAACTGCCGATTTGCCGTACTGTACGTGGTGGAATGGCTATTGTACGTTCTCCGGTAATGGTTTCCAATGCTGTCTGCGTTTCAAAGGCTGTATAAACTGGAATACCGGCTTTCATAAAGTCTTTTATGTACCGTGCATGGTCTCCGTGTTCGTGGCTCACAATGCAGC